TATTGATATTGGCGCCGGGGGCGGTATTAATGATCCGTCTAATGGAAGTCAGGGAGAAAGTACAGTAATTACAGGAACAGGATTTAGTACAATCACTTCTTTAGGAGGTGGATATGGTAACCACAGTGGTCCCGGACAATCTGGAGGCTGTGGAGGCGGTGCAGGATTTCTTTCAACATCAGGAGGAGCTGGTACAGCTGCTCAAGGTTTTGATGGAGGTCATGGATTAGGTCACGCTTCTCCTTATGCAGGAGGAGGTGGCGGAGGCACTTCTCAAGATGGTGCAGTTACACCGAGCCCAAGTGTTGGTGGAGCTGGCGGAAATGGACTAGCTTCAACTATAACTGGTACTTCAGTTACTCGAGGGGGCGGCGGAGGCGGCTCAGCTCGAACTGGAGGTTCAGCTGGTGCAGGTGGAACCGGTGGCGGAGGTCCTGGTGGAACGGGTTCAACTGGAACTGCAGGAACTGGCAATAGTGGCGGCGGTGGCGGCGCAGGTGGACACTTTACTGCAGCAGGAATTGGGGGTAGTGGTGTTGTTATTTTAAGAATGCCTTTAGCTTCTTATTCAGGTGTAGTGACTGGTTCACCCGGTGAAGCAACCGATGGTGCTGATAAAGTTTTAACTTTTACAGGCGATGGGACCTATACAACCTAATGGCACATTTTGCAAAACTAGGAGCAGATAATATTGTTATAACTGTTCATGTAGTTCATAATAATGAATTGCTTGTTGACGGAGTTGAAAACGAACAGAAAGGAATAGATTTTTTAAATACTATACACAAAACCAACGATAACTGGAAACAAACTTCTTATAATACTTATGGTGGCGTTCATAAATTAGGGGGAACTCCTTTTAGAAAAAATTATGCTATGAGAGGATCTACTTATGATGAAGCCAGAGATGCTTTTATTCCTCCTAAACCTTTTACTTCTTGGGTATTTAATGAAACGACTTGCAGATGGGATGCACCTGTGACTTTACCCGCTGATGCTAAAATTAATGGCGGAGCGGTAGCTTATACATGGGATGAATCTATTACCAACTGGAAGGTCATGGTTGATTGATAAAACACCTATTCTTATTGGCTGGGTTACCTAGAAGTGGCTCAACTTTATTAGGAACTTTATTAAATCAAAATCCTAATATCTATGTCCCTCATACTTCCTCTTTTGTAGAAATCTTATGGCGTAATTATTCCATTTGGAATGATAAACGCTTTGCTGAAGATTTTATGGGAACTAAACTTCAAAAGATTAGAGTTCCTTTTCTTAAAAAAATATTTCAATATTATTTTGCAGAACTGACCAACAAACCTACCATTATTGACAAAAGGCGTAGCTGGCATGCTGTTACTAATATTAAAATGTTCCAAGAAATTTTTGGAAAAAAACCTAAAATTATTTGTCCGGTAAGGAATTTGGAAGAAATTATTGCTTCTTATAAATCTCTTTATGCTCGTAATAATAAAAAATGGAAAAAAGAATTTTTAAAAGGTAATAGGTTTGCAAATGCTCTTTCTAATTTAGAATATACCTGGAACTCAGAGTTTAAGGAGTGTTTATTATTAATTGAATATAATTCTTTAGTTCAAAGACCTCAAGAAACTTTAAATAAGATCTATGATTTTATTGGTCGGCCTTATTATAAACATAATTTCAATAATATTGTTTCCCATGATCCACATAAAGAAGTGGAAGAACTGTATGGATTAAAAGGAATGTTTAATATTCCTAAAACAATTCAAAAAAGTAGTACGAGTGTGGACATTTTAACCAATAAAGAATATAAGGAATATGTAAGTAAAACTTTTTGGAAAAGAATAGAATTGTAAAAGAAATTTAATACGAAAGGAAACAGTCTGGAAATTATAGAACTCTTTAGGACTCCCGTTGCTCAATTTGTATTGAAGGAGAATACCAAAGCTTTAACTCAATTTGCACACCGATGGGCTAAAAATCATCCGAGTGTTGATGTAAGTAATAGAGGAGGTTATCAAAGTGCTCCTTTACCTTTAGATGTTCCTGAATTACAAAGTCTTCGTCGAGAAGCAAATAGATGTTTTAATGAGTTTATAAAAGTTTTCTACTATAATCGTAAGTTAAAAATTTCTAATATGTGGGTTAATATTAATCATCCCACAAACTATAATAGTCGACACGATCATCCTTTTTCTTCTCTCAGTAGCTGCTTCTATATCTCTGTTCCTAAAAAAAGTGGTAATCTTATTTTTCACAATAATGATCCGATTGAAAGTTATTTGCGCCGAGACCATTTTACTGATTATGGTTGGTATAATTCATCAGAATGGAGGGTACACCCTAAAGAAAATTATTTTTATGTATTTCCTCCTTGGCTACAACACTCTGTTCAACAAAATAATAGTTCTAAAGATAGAATTAGTATTTCTATGAACGCCGCGGAATGGAGTTGATCTCCTCCAAAATATAGTATAATTTGTCCTAAACGGATTTTCTATGCTACACAAAATTAGACTTAAACCGGGACTAGATAAACAATCCTCAGATACTGGTGCCGAAGGAAAATGGGTTAACGCCGACTATTCTCGTTTTCGTTATAGTTTTCCTGAAAAAATAGGAGGTTGGGAACAACTCGTCGATGATACCTTGATTGGTGCAGGCCGAGATCAACATACCTGGGTTGATTTAGCCGGTAATAAGTACGCAGCCATTGGTACCAACAAATGTCTTTACATTTATTTTGAAGGAGCCTTCTACGATATCACTCCTCTCGACACTGCTCGTCAACAGACGGGTGCCACTTTCACAACAACGAGTGGTTCAAAGACAGTTACTTTGACTACTAGTACAGCTCATGAGGCTGAGACAGGCGATATTATTTTATGTTCGAGTGCCACTTCTGTGCCTGGAGGTTTTAGTGCATCTGATTTTGATGATATCCTTTTTGAAGTAACCGATGTTCCAACTGCTACAACCATGGAAATCACTATGGGCAGCACTGCTAGTTCAACTGCAGGACCTTCGGGAACGGTTACAATAGATTTTTATTATGTGATTGGACCCCTTATTCAAACTTATGGATATGGCTGGGGCACGAATACTTACAGTGGTCAAACGCTTCCTCTTATTCAAACAACTTTAAATGGAGCCTTGTTAAATGATGCCTATGGAACCGGTGGATCTGGAACCGATATTGTTTTAACTAGCACCACAAATTTTTCTTCTTCAGGAACTATCCTGGTTGACTCTGAATTAATTACCTATACAGGCATTACCAGCAATACTTTAAATGGAATTACTCGAGGAACTAATGGAACCTCAACGGCAGCTCATTCCGATGGAGCCACTACTTATGATGCCACAAATTATGTAGGTTGGGGTAGTGCGAGTTCTTCTTCTAATATTGTTATTGAACCAGGACAATGGAGACTTATTAATTACGGGGAAAATTTATTAGCTTTGATGCATAACAAAAAAATTTTTCAATGGGAACCTTCCATTCCTAACTTAAGTGTAAGAGCAGTTTTAGTAACAGGAAGCGAAGTTCCAACCGCTTCCAGAGACATGGTTCTTTCAACTCCGGATCGACATTTGATTTGTGTTGGAACTGAAACCACTCTTCAAACCGCAGCTAGTCAAGATGATATGTTTGTAAGATGGTCTAATCAAGAATCAATAACCGTTTGGACTCCTACCGCAACCAATACCGCGGGTAGTCAACGGCTTACTGATGGTTCGAAACTGATGGGAGCTGTTGTTGGAAAAACAGCGGTCTATATCTGGTCAGATACAGCCATGTATACCATGAAATTTATTGGACCTCCTTTCACCTTTGGCTTTAACCAAGTAGGAACCAACTGTGGAATGTCGAGTCAGCACTCAGCGGCTGAAGTTAATGGGATTGCTTATTGGATGGGACCCACAGGATTCTATAGTTTTAATGGAGGACGGGTACAACTCATGCCCTGTTTAGTTGAAGATTATGTTTTCGAAGATATTAATACTAATGCCAATCAACAAATTCATGTAGCGGTTAACGCTTTATTTGGAGAGATCACTTGGTTTTATCCAAGTAGTGGTTCTGATTATGTGGATCGATCGGTGACTTATAATTATTTAGAGTCTACCCCTGAGAATCCGATTTGGTATACTTCTTCACTTGCTCGTTCAACATGGACAATTGAAGGTGTTTTTAGTAAACCTTATGCGACTGAATTTAAAAGTGCAGTGGCTCCTACTTATCCAACCGTGGTTGGAATTTCTAATGGAGGGAGTTATTATTGGCAACAAGAAAAAGGAAACGATGAAGTTTTTGCAAGTGGAACCACGAATGCTATTGCGGGTTATGTAGAATCTGGAGACTATGATATTGGAAGTGCTGAAGGAGACCAAGGTGAAGGAGAATTCATGATGAGAATATCTAGAATTATTCCCGACTATGGAGCTCAAACAGGAGACTCACGAATTACCTTAAGTACTAAGGCGTTTCCAAGTAGCACGGCAGTGGCAACCAATCATACCGCTACAACCACTACAACTCAATTATTCACCCGATCTCGAGCACGACAAATTGCGATCAAGGTAGGGAACACTAGTACGGGACAAACTTGGCGTATGGGAACTTTTAGACTTGATATTCATCCAGGAGGCAGAAGATAATGGCAAAAATTTCTGAGGTCATTGCATCTATTATTGGACCCGAGTTTGACACGATAAATGTTCAGGGTTTAGCCGATAACGTCGGCTCGATTGTACAAAAACTTAACACCACTTATCAACAACAACTAACGGACGAGTACGAAGCCTTTAGTTTATTTATGAATTAACCATGGCTAATAAATATATTAACAAAGCATTTGATTTAAACAGTACTGGAGCCATTACAATCTATACCGTGCCCGCAGAAACGGTAGCGATTGTTAAAACGGTCCAGGCTTATAATGATACGGCCAGCGCAGTGACGGTGACCATGTCTTTTACCGATACCAGTGCTTCAACGACTTATAATATTGGTTATGCAGCGACTAGTGCTATTGAACAATTGGAATTACTAACGAGTAATTTACTCGTCTTAGAAGAGAGTGATGTTTTAAAACTCACCGCCAGTGTTGCCGATCGAGTAACTGGTGTTGCTAGTATATTAGAACAGGATCGAACGTAATGACGGCAAAATTTAATGGTAAAGATATTCCGGTGGTTGATGCAAAGGTGACTACAACTATAAAAAATAAGAAAACAGGGGCTGTTTATAAGGATGAAGACGAATGGAAAGCTTTAAAGGTCCCGGTGGAAGATATTCAAAGAGATGTTCTCGTTAAGATACCAAGGCTTGATTTGTTCGCGAAAACAAAGTAATAATAAATATATTCTCAGGTGCAATCCCTGCTCGTTTAATATACATTGCAAAATAGGAAATTATGACAAAATCAAACGGGATTAAATCACTTAAACAAGCAGCTAAACTGCTTAACAAACACGCACCTGACGGTGAATCGTTAGCCTATATCAATCCAGAAGAAGCGAAACTATTAAAAGCTCATGGAGGGTCTGGTATCATGACACTTCACGGTGTTCCTACTTATGGTCCAATAGAATGGTTTACAGAAACTATATATGATCCTTATATAAAACCAGCAGCTGAGTGGTTAGGATATGGAGGAGATCAAGGAGGAGGAAGACTCTTGAAAGATGTCACCTCACTGGGAGGTGCCTATGTTGGTTATAAAGAAGCCCAAGAATTAAGTGAATGGGAAAAACAACAATATGAAGAACAAAAAGCTCAAGAACTTCTGCATCAACTAAAGTTTGCTCAACAAAGCGGACAAGGTGAACAACTACTCACACCTACAAATGTTCCCGAAACAATCGAAGATGTTTCTGTATTCTCAGAAGCTACCGGAATTCCCACGATGAAAACCACAGCCGCTCACGGCGGAAGGATTGGATATCGATTTGGAGAAGGTGTTGAGTCATTACCTATAGATCAAATGCAAGCTATTGAAGGACAACAAGCTGGAGGAGAATATAATCGTGCTATGGAACTGATGTTAAAAGTTAGAGAAAACATACCTTTAACAGAAGAAGAAAAAGAAGAATTAAGAGGATTAATGCAAACTTTGCTTTTAGCTAAAGGAGGTCGAGTTGCAGCACAAAGCGGAGGCATTATGCCTTTACTTAATTTAGGGGGTATGGAAAAAGATTATAGACAAGATGGGGGCTTTGTTCCCATTGGTCGTAAAGAAAAAGCTGATGACGTACCAGCAAGATTAAGTAAAAATGAATTCGTCTTTACCGCAGATGCAGTAAGAGCTGCAGGTGGTGGGGACATTGATCAAGGTGCACAACGAATGTACAACGTTATGAAAAATTTAGAAGCCGGAGGAGACATCTCCGAACAATCTCAAGGAAAAGCATAATGGCCGTTCCAACTACTCCACAATCATGGATCAATCCCTATGGTCAAGGACTTGCTGGTTTAGCAACTCAACAACTCGGAAGACCGCTTGATATCGGAGCGTTAACTCCAGGTGTTGCAGGACCAGGTGCTTTTACCCAAGCTCAACAACAACTCACTGCTGACATGGGAGGTCTTGGAGATATCTCACGAGATGCCACAGGACAAATTTCAGGATTTACCGGAGGAACGGGTATTGCTTCCTTCCAACCGTATTTACAAAGTATTCAAGATAAAAGTTTACTCGACCCAACAGGTTACCAAGCCTACATGTCACCGTACCAACAAGATGTAATAGACACAACCCTGGCAGAATTCGATAAGCAAGCACAGATTGGAAAATTGGGCTTAGGAAAAAAAGCCTCAAGTGCAGGAGCTTTTGGAGGAGCTCGGCACGGCATTGCGCAGTCTGAGTATCAACTAGGATCGGATGCAAACCGAGCAGCGATCCAAGCACAGCTTTTGCAAGGAGGCTTTGGTCAAGCACAGACACTTGGGCAACAAGGTCTACAAAATTTAACAGGCATGGCTCAATTAGTTCCAGGGCTACAGGCTGGACTCGGTCAACAGTTTGGACAAATGGGTGGAATGGGAAATCAATACGCTCAGGCATTACAGAATCAACTTGCTGCTTCGAATCAAATGTCATTAAACTTACCGATGCAACGAATTGGACAAGCCGCTAATATTTTTGGCACGACAGCAGGACAAGTTCCTGGTGCCCCAGTTCAACCTTTTGCAGGAAGCCCAACGTATGCTGGTATCGGAGCCTTTG